GCCTAGCGTAGTAATATTAGACGCCACGCACTCCCGGACGCCCCTATACGGTTTACGATATCCCACGGGGCTCAGTTTAGCGGGGATTCACCGCTAATATTTATTTTTTTTCTTTCTTTTTTTTAATTTTAAAAACACAATGCCGCAATCAGCTTATTCAACAGTCGAAGACTGGATTGGGAGAAGGTCAAGAAGCACAACAAGAAGAGAATTTCCAATGGCCGCAAGAAGCAACATCAAAAAGAGTTACCCTATGCGAGCGCACACCAGTGCCCGCACAAGTGCAAGTGAAGCCATCGATGCCAAACGAAGAGCCGCAAGAAGCGACCGTCGCTTATCATCCATCCCTGCAACCAGAGGAATGCTGGGACAAACCACCCATGAGATACGTGGAGTAGACGTCCCCAGAATTGTCTACAACTTCAACCACGCCGACGGAGCACTGTCCGACCAATTCACCCTCATGAACGGAATCGCCGAAGGGGATGGATTCTATCAACGGGAGGGGAACAAAATCAATCTCAAGAACATCCATATCCGCGGATACCTCCGCCCGAGAGAGACTGCAATTTCAGGGCAAACAGGAGACGAGTACGAATCCGAATTCGGAAAAATCCGAATGATCATCGTCTACGACCGCCAGCCCACCGGCGCCTTCCCCGCTCTGCAAGACCTCCTCAGAAGCCACAACACGCATGGAACAGCGAGCACGAGCGCTGATTCAGAAGTGAACTTGAACAGCAGAGCCCGGTTTGCGATCCTCCGAGACAAAGAATGGTCAGTGCCATCATTCAAATTCAACACAGCAACCAAACAGATCACATCCGGACACCAGCTCGGATACACCGGGGAGCAGGAAAGCTGGGTGGTGAACGAGTTCATCAAGCTCAAAGACCTTCAAGTCGTCTACAAAGGTACAAGCGAGCCGATGACGATCGCCCATCTTGCCACCGGAGCAGTCTACATGGTGCTGCTGAAATCAACCCAAACCATGCACATGCAATTCCAAGGTGGATGGCGAGTCAGATATGGAGATTCCTAAATTTAATAAATGCTAACCCTCTCTCCCCTAACCCCAATAGTGAGGTGCGGTACTCAAGTCCGCGCTTCGCGAAACTGGTACTTAATCTCGCGCTTCGCGAAACATCGTATTCCCTACCCAAGGGCTTCGCCCCTGGACCCCACCGCTGGCGCGGGGCCCAATCCTAACCGTTAGAAAAATGGCGGGAAAAAAGATTTGAATTTTGGCGGGAGTTTAGTTTTGAATTTTTGGCGGGAAAATCGCGCCACTTTAAGACTTTCTGACATTGTCAACAGCCAATCCTAGAGGACTTTCTGTAGCCAATGAAAATTCAGAAGGTGTGAGTAGAGAAATTTAATAGGCATAAGTTATAGAAAAATTCATCGATTTTTTTTTATTTTTTTTATTAAAAATTATTTATTTTTTTTAAACAAAAATGTCTTCAAATTTTCAATTTAATTCTAAAAGCGTTTTTTTGACGTTTTCACAGTGCGACTACCCGCTTGATCAATTCAGAGAAAAGATCGAAGCGTTCTTCCACGGAAACATCGAAAAAGGAGTTGTTAGCCAAGAAAAACACCAAGACGGTAATTATCATCTGCACGCTGCAATATGTCTGCAACGAAACCACCGGTCCCGAGATCCAAGACTGTTCGATTCACTAGTCGAACCTTCGAAACACCCAAACATAGCGGGGAGATTCACGGGGGGCCTTCTCAAAGCGTTCCAGTATGTGATGAAGGAAGGGAACTTCCTAGCTCTAAACGAGCCCGCATTCAATCTTCAGTCGTTTATGGAGACAGCGACGAAGAAGAAGTCGACGCGCTCGCAACTTATTGTGCAAGAGCTGATGGAGCCCGGCGCGAATATCGAAGAGGTATTCATCAACCACGCCGACTTTATGCTCCTAAACCTAAGCAAAGCACAATCCTTCGTGAACTTTCTCGATCTGCGAAACAAACGATTGCAGTTTGCCGCGGTCCGACACTTAACGGTCCATGTACAGCCTGCCGCAACATTTTGGCAATCATGGAACGTCGAGATTGCTTCATGGCTGAACCAGAATCTGAGGAAGACTCGGGCTCATCGACAGACCCAATTGTGGATAGTATCTCGTCCGAGGATGGGGAAGACCTCGATGATGCTCCTTCTGGAGAAGACCTTTAGCTTAAAGGTCTACTATGTTCCTAAAGGTGAAAAGTGGTACGACGGGTATGCGGAGGACACGTACGACTGCATGGTTTTCGACGAATTCTTCGCCGATAAACCAATCACTGAAATGAACCAACTACTTTCTGGAGACCCGATGCCACTTTCACGTCGTGGCATGCCCCCTGTTCTCAAAAGAAACATCCTCCCGGTCATCATCCTTTCCAATTATTCCCCTCACGAATGTTATAAGACTGTCGCTGATAGAGCCCCGCATAAGCTGGATGCACTCCTTGATCGAATCAAAGTCGTGGATGCCCTCGGTCCTATCCGACTCGAGGCGGTACCTCCGGATATCGAAGCGCTACCGTCGCTACCTGAAATTGGAGTATCGTACTATGACGGACCCCCAATTCCTGAAGTAACGTGGACGCCAGAAACGCCGCCATTACCGCCTTCCCTTGGCTCATCGCAAGGGTGCGAGCTTGAAGAGATAGCTTCAAGCCAAGAGACGATTTCCCCGTCAGACCAAGAATGGATTGACGGAATCATGGACGACCCGCCACTTTGCAAAGAACGAGAGATAGAACTTGAAAAGTACCAACAAGGCCGCCCATCACACATAGTGTCATGGAGAAACCGGCCTAAGTTCAATAACCAACATCAATTCTAAAATGCTTAACTAATTCAATAAACAATTTTATAACATTTAATTCCTCCCTTTTTCGGGGGCTCCGCCCCCTGGCCCCCGGTCCTGCGGACGGCCTTGGCTCGGATGCAGACAGAGCTTGCATCATCGCAGGCAGGCCTTTAGCTTCGCTAAACGGGGTGGGAGGAGTGGGAGTGCCTAGCGTAGTAATATTAGACGCCACGCACTCCCGGACGCCCCTATACGGTTTACGATATCCCACGGGGCTCAGTTTAGCGGGGATTCACCGCTAATATTTATTTTTTTTCTTTCTTTTT